ATCCGGGGTCAGGAACGTGCGTCTGCTCTGGGAAAGTTCCCGGGCCAAGACCTGCTTTACCTGCTTCGGGGTTCGGACTCTTCATACCAGCGTTAAAGTAGTTGCCCGTTCCAAACTCCCAACCAAGATGCGGGTAATAAACCCGCCCATCTGCAGAATATGTCGGCGTACTTGTAACAGATAATCGACAATACACCGTCTGACCATCAACCTCAAAGTTGATATCAAATGATGCGTTCCTATCTGAATCACCTTGTCCTTTAAAAGCAAGAGTCATCATCGCAGCGTTAACGCCGATATCGGCTAACCGCTGACAAAAGACCTGCTCTCTATCTACAAGTTTTTTTCTGTACGCTTCCAGCTCGTCTATGGCCGCCTGCAGACTGCCCTTTTTGGAGAGATTTATTGTTAACTTCATTTCTTTGCTTGTTTGTATATCTGATTTACGCCTGTTGATGCAAGCCCGCTTGTGATCCCCACCGCAATAGCGTTAAGAATGTCATTAGCAGGAAAATCAGGAATAACGTATAATCCGATAACTCCCAATATACCGCCGCACACACCCACGATAACCGGGATGTATTTGTCGTCCAGCGGACTTACTTTTACAGCCATGCCTATCAGATAACATATTACGACTATCGCTAAAACCGTTCCTGTTGCTGCTAAGTTCATGCCGCACCGCCTTTCTCCAATCTTTCAATTCGCTTCTCTAAATCCGCAAACCGCATTGAAAGCATCTCTGTGTCCTTCTCATCCTTTGTGACGCGATTTGTCAGAGACTTCATATCTTCCTGCATATTGCGGAGCATCGAAAGCGACTCGTCCAATTTGAATTTGATCTCAGCGTTATCTTTTGCGCGTTCCTCGATATCGCTCACGTCTGCCCTCTTTGCACTTTTAATGCCGAAAAACACCGCAAACGACACCGAAATAACACTTATGAGTATCGTTACCTCGATAGTCATACGCCTTCTCCTTTTGTCACTTTTTCCATGATTGCCCGGTAGAAGTGCTGTCCATCATCGAGTATTCCCATGATTCGGTAGTCTGCGCTATTTTCGTCCACTTCATCATCTATATGCTTTACTTCACTGTTTTTCCATATCAGCGTGCCGACGCGGAACGGATATTCCTTTTTGTGATAGGTGATCTTTGCTATTGCCCGAGTCTCCCCACCAAACGCTTGTAACTCTTCCTGAGTCAATGACCCCGAAATAGTATTTTCAAATTCGGTCGGTTCGTCATAGCCCTCTTTTGTCTCTCCGTCCTTTACGGCTACTTTTTCACCATCCGGCATTGTGCGGTAAACTATGTTGCCTTCACTATCCCTCTGGTAAATAGGTTCACTTGAATGAAAGTTGGAGTAAAGCATCTTTTGTTTAACACGTCTCGCTGTCCTCATATCCTACCCCCTTAAAGCAATGGGTAGCACACCGTAAAACAGCTTATCGCGTTCCAAATAATGAACTGTCACTCCGTCCTGTGTGAACTGCGTCTGTCCCTCTGCGCCTATTTGGTTATAGTCATACAGAGCGATTTCACGAACCTGAGTATAGTATTTCTCCATATCGCGTTCGATCATCGCGTCTGTATAACTTGGGGGATATCTTCTCGCAGTCTTAACAGCGCGGTATGCGCTATTGACTTTCGATCTTAGAAGAGACTCGTTGAATTTATCACCTTCCGTTATCTCTAATTCAGTTTTCAATTCTTCGATAATCTCTTCTCTCATCTCATACCTCACAGGTTCAACTTCTTAATGATCTCTTCTTTGAGTTTTGCTGCCTTTTTGCCTTCTACGTCTATGCCGTTATTTGCGGCAAGCGCTTTAAGGCTGAAATAAGGCATCTTCTCTACCTCTTCCCGTGTCACCGTATTCTCAACGGCTTTCTCAACGGGCTTTTCTACGGGCTTCTCAATGGGCTTCTCAACGGGCTTTGTCAAAGGCATCACCGCTACGGCGGGTCTCGCCTTCACGTTACGTCTTGTCATCATTCCCATGATCTATCTCCTTTACTCAGCTTCGCAGGTAAGTTCAGACAGGTCGTATTCCTGAACCATCTTGCCCTTTGTGCCTGTCATTTCAACAACAAATTTCTGAGTCTTGTTGTTGGATATCTTAAAGATACCGTTCATATCAGGATCGCCCATGAGTTCTACAAGTCCACTTCCAGCCGAAGGATTCAGACCAACCTTGATTGAAGATACACCTGTAGGTGCTTCACCAAACTGTATAGCAAGGAAGTTACCTTCACCCCATACATCAGTGATAGCGTTGTGACCCGACAGATACTTCAATGTACCCGTGATCTTGTTACCTGCTACGGTAACGTCTTCCTGTAAGCTGCTTACCGGCACTTCAAAAACGCTCCCGCCGTCCATGCCGTTAACGGTGAGAGCTACGAAGGGTTTGCAAGACTCAGCTTGATGAGCTTGCTCTTATCGTATACATAAGGAGCGAAGATGTTGCTGCCCTTGATGTAGTTCATTTCAGCAAGGATATCACGATCAAACTCAACCAGAGTATTTCTCTTGTGATAGATTGCCAGAGCGCCGGGCTTGATGATGTATGCGGAGTTGGTGATTACACCCTGATTGTTTACTGACATTCTGTTAGAAACAACCACCTGACATCCGTGAACCATACCAACAACGCCCTTAACGATCATATCTGCGCCGATTTCGGTGTTAGGTATCCAGCTCTTTGTCTTACGAAGTCTTGCATAGAAGGAAGCGGGAATAACGATAACCTTTTCGCCGTCGATATCCTCTCCAAACTTTACAAGAGCATCAGCGATACCGTCTGCTGCGTCTGCATCTGCAGCGATTGTATCTGTCTGAGTAGCGGTAGTAGCCATAGCGTTAAGCAGAGAAGACTCTACTCCACTATTAATTGCAGTAAGTATCTGAGAAGAAGCCTCATCAACTACACTGCCGTATCCAGCAAGGATCGCCTCGTCGGATATCTCTACTGCCTTACCTATCTTAGAAACTTTAACCTTCTCTACAGAGGTTGTCAGCTTTGCGATAGGGATGTCTGCACCTTCGTTTACGGATACAGCGTCACCGATGTAAGCGTATGAAGGAAGACTGATTTCATCACCGGGCCTGCCAACGAGGGTATCATCTATTCTCGCAAGGGGTGAAAGTCTGATTGCGTCCACAAGTTTCTTGTCGATAAATCCGGCAAGGACTTCGGGATCAACAAGGTTTGTAAGTAATGTTGCATTAGCACCTGCTGCCATTTTTGTTTCTCCTTTCTACGGGGTTTGCCCTTTATTAAAGAGACATAAGCCTGTTGTATTCGGCTTCGTTCTCTCGTTTGAGTTTTGTGAGTTGTGTAGGCGACATCGCCCCAAACTCTTCTTTGGTGTAGGTCTTTCCATTACCTGCACCCACATTCACATCAGGTCTCGTAGCAAGGAACTCTGTTTCGTACTCCTTCTTCTTACGGTCATCCGCTTCTGCCATGACCTTGATCTTTGCGTCGAGGTCGTTGTCTGTTTCAGCAATAGCCATGCGTGAAGCCTCTTCGGGAGTAAAACCTAATTGCATATAGGATTTTTCTAAACGATGAATACTGTTCTCTCTTTTAAGCTGATTGAACTCTTCTTCGCGCGCTGCTTCTTTCTCAGCCTTTTCCATCGAAGCACGCTCAACCTCGTTAAGAGATTCACGGTACTTCTTTTTGTACTCTGCAGCTTCGGAAGAAGCCTTATCTGACTGACGTTTCAGTTTTGCAATCTCAGTCATTAGCTCCTGAATGGTGGGTTCTGACTTAGCTTCTGCTTTCGTTTCAGATTTTGCTTCCGGGGTACTTGCCGGAGTTTTAACTTCCTGAGTTTCCTGTGTTACTGTGTTTTCTTCCATATTCTGTTTTCTCCTTTGCTCTTTAGCGTTTTTCTCTAACGATTGCGGTTACGCTTCTCTGCGGGGTTTATGGCTTTTCCTTGCCATATATGAAAAAAGAGCCTTGCGGCTCTCCTTTTACGGTTTTTTACGGATAATCACTTCTATCGTCGTGTCGTCTGAAAGTTTTTCTTCCAGCTTTACTTCTATATCCTGCTCAACCATGTTCCTGTATTCTGCAGCGTTCATTTCTATCTTGTCGCCCAGCATACAAATAGCTTCTTTTGTATCCATATAATCACCTTATAAAAAAATTAATGCGCAGCGACAGTTGTATGTCTCTTCTGGACAATTAACAAAGTCGTGCGGATATAACATTCGCCCTTTTTCCAGCACGAAGAACTCTCTTATAGGTATGGCTTTACCTTCCATTTTTCTATGTGAATACCGAACCCGGCTGTCGTTCTGCGTGACCCATTTCTTACGGGTATAGCCATCTTCTATAGCTTTCCGCATCTCTTTGTATCCTATGATGTCATTCGCTTCATTCACGGATTCGTATGTAGCTCTTTCATCTGATAACCAATATGGATCACTACCAATGTTGTCTCGTGTCGCAGATATAAACTCAGCTACCTTGTCAAATATGTAGGCGTTCATATATGCGCTATCAAAACCATGAGCTGCTATGATACGAGTAAGCTCTGCACCGAACTGAGCCTCTATCACGTCCCAATTAACGGTATATTCTGAATATGCTGATATAAGCGCAAAAAGAAAGAGCAGAGCATCGCGTACCTCTTTTGATGTCTCTACTCTGTCTTCTTTTCGTTCATCCGATATCTGCATCGGTTCAAAAAAATCTCGGATATAATCTTCCGCATTAAAGCTATTCAGTTCATCCGTTTGTAGTTTCGCCATTCTCTATCGGAGTCTCCTTACTCATTCCGTCTATTAACGGGCTGTTTCCAATCTGATATAAAGGACTCTCGGAAGGCTGAGTTTCATCCTTTGGTTCTTCGCCAAATGTTTTCTGCTGGAACTGCTCTATCAAATCTTTGGAGTCTTCCCAAACCTGAGTAACATCTGCAAACAAATCAACAGTCTCCAAAGCATGAAGTCCATATATACCATGAGAGATAAGAGCGCTCAGTGCTGTACTCTTAACAGCCAACTCATAAGTCTTCTGTCTAAGTACATTCGGACGAACGTCTATATATCTCAACTTCTTTAACGGGTTATCATCAGTCAGTTTATTGCTTTTTCTTATTGCAGCCAAAGCGACCTTTACCTCTTCCATTTTCGAGGCTTCCATAAGTAACTGCTGATAACAAGCAACCTGCTCTGCAGCGCTCCACCCGGTTGCATCACTCATCGCTGTCCCGGTCGAACCACCAGAGTTATCATTTCTCTGCGGTGTGTAACATCTTTCAAGGATCATCGCACGCGCCGTAGTATAATTATTCATAAGTCCAGCGTAGTCGTATGCAGTAGCCAGAGGCTTTATGAACGGCTGCTTACCATCCTTAGTTGTCTCCGTTACTACCCATTCATTCGACTTAGGCGGTTCTATATCATCAGTCTCTTTTCCATCTGCATCTTTTACATGAGGAAAATCACAATCATTAGCGTGCCATATTTGCTGACATTCCTGATCTACGTCATTCGCAATATCCGAAAGAAGCAGGTTTAATCTATTCATCTCGGGTATCTCACGTTCAAATACGCCCATACGGTCATCTGAACGTTCCCACTCGATTATCGGAATCCGTTTCAGCGGATTAATCATTGTCGCTGTTACTGTTTCACCCTTTATCTCAAACCGATAATCTTTGCTAAACGCGGTATAATACTTGTTGCCGCCAGCATCTTCTCTAAAAGTAACGCCAAGGATAACTCTATGATCTGAATACAAAGAAGAACGAACTACAAACGCATACCGGGGATCAAGGACTTCTAATTCAAAATATGAATCTCCGTCTGTCCATTCGCTTTTTATATCTACAAAGGTATACCCAATGCCGCATATCTCAACAAAGTGTCCCAGACGGCTTTGTTTGCGTCCAGCGTTCTCTGCAGCATAACATTCGTTAAGAAGTGCTATTGCTTCATTCTCGTCGCCATCTCCGCTGTCTGTAAGACCTCTCTGAACAAGATTAATAAGATTGCCCCAATGATAGCCCTCTTTGAAAACGGTTATCTCATGCGCAATCGGATCAACGGTATGAACATTTATATCAGGACGTACTTTCTTCTCACGAAGAATAGGCATTATTCCGCTCTCGATTATCAGCAAATCATCGCATCTTTTACTGTTTGCCAAGAATCCCGACATAACAGCCTTTATGATATCAACCACATTATTCGCACTGACCTCTTTGAAATCAGCAAAGAGATTTTGTCTGCCTATGTGCGTCATGGCTTACCCTCATCCTGCGTTCTCTATTACAACAGTTATGCTTGTAGCGCCATCTACAGATACACGCTTAACAGTTGAACCTGCTAATTCTGCAGAAAGATTTGAAGCTACGCCTGATGCGTTCTTTATATTCAATACTTCTGTATCAGTTGCATTATTTACGACAGATACCTGTACCTTTGATACGAGAACTCCAAAAAAATCAGCTAATGTCATTTTTCTATCTCCTATATAACCAATAAAAAACGGCGCTACCAAAGTAACGCCGATAATAATGAAAGGA